ACAATGCTGCTGCAAACGGGATTAACTCTTATCTGAGGTTACACCCGTATAATAGATCTTATAAATTTAAGAACAGAGTATATCGTGTGTCAGACATGTATAATGTCTACAATTATTTGCTAGAAAGGTCAGTGTGAAATGGATTATTATGAGCAGGCTACGGTGGCAAGGCCATCGTGGGATGACTATTTTTTCGGGATGTCTAAGATCGTATCTCTGAGAGCAACTTGTCCTAGCAGGCAGGTTGGCTGTGTAGTAGTAGACCCTATTACTAAGCAGATATTGTCTACGGGCTACAATGGGGCTCCCAGGGGCACGCCTCATTGCACGAACGCATGTCGTGATCGTACTTCCGGTAGCGATTTTCGGAAATGTCGGGCTATCCATGCCGAATTGAATGCTATACTGAACGCTGCATTCAACGGGGTCAGCCTTCGTGGCGGGGTGATGTATTTAACCACCACACCATGTGTGTTCTGCTCCAGAGCTATTGTGCAGGCTGGCATCAAAGAAGTTCGTGCTTTATCAAAGTATGCTCACGAAGATGCTTTAGAGTTACTGCGTTTAGGTGGTATCGATGTATATGTAGTGCAGGGTGTTCCCCTTCCCTACATTCCAAAGTTTGACTACGACGAAGATATCGAAATTGGCATTGAATAAGGATTCGACAGTTTGAGCAACTTTACTCACCTACATGTTCACACCGAGTACTCTTTACTAGATGGGCTGACTACTCCAGAAGAGTTAGCCGTTAAAATTACTAACAACGGACAGCGCGCTTGCGCTATTACTGATCACGGCACTATGGCTGGCGCACTAAGGTTTCAGAGTGCTGCTGTAGCGGCTGGCATCAACCCTATTTTTGGGTGCGAATTTTACTTTGTGCCTTCACTGCAAAATGACACTAAGGACAAGAGTGCCGAGAGGTATCACCTGATTTTGCTGGCCAAGAATGATGTGGGGCTACAAAAACTGTTTCATCTGCAGCGTAAATCGTGGACCTATGGCTTTTACTATAAGCCAAGAATAGAGTTTGACGATATTGTGATGCTAGGCGGGGATGTAGTTTGCCTTAGCGGTTGCATGGGTGGATACATCTCGCAGAGAATTCTTGAGAATGATCTAGAGAAGGCTGAGTTTGCTATCGAAAAATTCAGTAGCGTCTTTGAGGAAGATTTTTATATTGAGGTCCAGCCCTGGAATCCTCCTTTGCTGAATCACTACCTTCTTGAGCTTGCGGATAAAAAGAAGATTGAGATAGTTGGCACTATTGACTCTCATTACCCTACTCATGAGCATCGTGGTATTGAGGAAGTGCTGCTGGCCATCGGTCAGCAATCCTCTATGAACGCAGGTCAGAAAAGGCATCTGGAGCAGCACTGTGATGCAGCGGCTGGGGTTAGTGATCTGGTTGAGAAGATGGATATCCTCTTCCCCGACAGAAGGCTTACCTTTAAAGATCACCACATGCATCTCATGAATTACCAAGAGGTTAAAGATGTTTTTGCTGATCTTGGAATTCATGATAACCGGCTCATGGATAATTCTATGGTGATTGCTGATAAATGCTCTGCGCGCATTGCTACCGGCCAATCGCTTCTTCCTAAGTTCTCTAAGTTTATTGAGTCTAATGAATACCTCGCTGAATTAGTGAACGATGCCATCAAGCATTTTGGCTTTGCGGATGACCAAAGGTACATTGATAGGGCTAATCATGAATTAGAGGTAATTAATCGCCTGGACTTTGCGGACTACTTTTTGTCTATTTGGGATATCGTTGCTTGGGCTAAAAGACAGGAAATTGCAGTAGGCCACAGCAGAGGCTCTGTGGGCGGTAGTCTGGTTGCTTATTTGCTGGGGATCACTAATGTTGACCCTATCAAGTTTAACCTGCTGTTTGCCAGGTTTATCAATGAAGAGCGTAATGATTATCCAGACATTGACTTAGACTTTGAAGATGCACGTCGTCATGAAGTCAAGCAATACATTAAGGAAAGGTGGGGCGAGGAGAACGTAGCATCTATTACTACGTTTGGCCAGTACAAGCCCAAGTCTACAATCAAAGACGTTTCACGAATTTATGGTCTGCCATTTAAGTTAATGAACGAATTAACTTCTAAGTTTGAAACTATTGAAGAGTTAGAGAGTTCTTCTTGGGCAAAGGGACTGCTTCGTGATCAGCCAGACCTAGTTCCGGTAGCCAAAGCGCTGTGTGGTCGCATCCGTAATGCTGGAGCGCATGCTGCGGGGGTAGTAGTTTCAAGCAAACCTCTCCATGAAGTTCTCCCTATTGAAACACGAAAAGATCGTGAGGGAGATGGGCGAACGCAAGTAACTGCATTTGATATGGATGAATGCGCTAAAGTTGGCTTGATTAAGATTGATATTCTTGGTGTTCGCGCAATTACTGTCACCAAAGATGCTATCGCCAAGATTAAAGAAAATCATGGTATTGATGTAACAGAGCAATCCTTAACTTTGGATGACCCCAAGGTTTTCGAGGCATTTAATGAGGGATACCTTACCGGTATTTTCCAAGTAGAGGCTTCTGCGTATAGGCATTTGATATCAGAGTTCGGCATCGACAACTTCCAAGACCTTGTTGCCTCTAATGCTTTGGTGCGACCGGGTGCCATGATTACCCAGGGGGCTTCGTATATCGCTAGAAAGAAAGGCAAGGAAAAGACCAACTATCCCCATGGCATTCTAGAGCCCATCCTGAAAGAGACTTACGGTAAGTTTCTTTATCAGGAGCAATTAATGCAGGCATCGGTGGATCTTGCTGGCTTTTCGTGGGCAGAGGCAGATGCTCTTCGTAAAATCATTGGCAAGAAGCGCGAGAGCGCCGAGTTCGATAAGTATCGCGACCAGTTTATTACTGGCGCCTCTAGGTACATCTCAGAGGATAAAGCTGCTGGGTTGTGGAATGACTTCGAAATGTCGTCTACTTATATGTTTAACAAGTCGCACGCTGTAGCATACTCGATGCTATCTTACCAAACTATGTGGCTTAAAACTTACTACCCTCTAGAGTTTATTTGGGCTTCGCTATATAACGAGACTAATCAGTCTGATGTTTCCGGTTTCTTGATGGAGGCTAAAAGGCTGGGTGTCCCTGTTCTACCGCCGGATGTTTCTTACTCTGGTATCAAGTTCACCTTGCATAATGGGACGATCCGCTTTGGTCTTTCTAATGTTGCCAAGTGCGGAGTTAACGCTGCCAAAATCATTATTGAAAATAGGCCATACTCTTCGTATGACGAGTTCTGTGCAAAAACTCCGAGTAGATCAGTCACCAAGGCAGTGATTGAAAATCTTGATAAAGTTGGGGCATTTGAGAGTCTTGGCCACATCTCACAGTTTCAGCACAGCAATTATTATGTGCCTATCCTTTCTTATGCCCTAGGTGATGATAACGATGAATTCAGTGTTCTGTATTCCGCTTGCGCCGACGCAGAGCAGTCGGGTGGAATATCATTAAGGGCATGGTAAAATCAACTACTAGGAAGCCCAACTATTTTCGTGTAGAGATTGAAGATAGTAGTGGTATTGCATATGGATTTTGCCACGATCTTGCTGCCAACCTCTCTACGAGAGATTACATTGTGGCGCTGATGAACGATAAAAATCTTGTAGCATTCTGTGACGCCAGCAACATCTCTGACAACGTAGACGACAAGCTTGTTCTGTTCATCAGAGAACATCTTTTGGGGCAGCGTTGGTATGACCTAAAGCCTACTACCAAGGGTGGTAAAGGTGTGCTCGGCGTTATTCTGCGGCCTCGTAAGTTCACCACGAAGTCTGGTTACGAAATCTGTAGCGTAGATTACTGGGATGGTAGCGAGGTGAGGACTGCGAAGATGGATCCGAACGCATACGATAAAAATGTGGAAAGGTTGCAGCAGTTCAATACTGTGGTTTTCAAAATGCAAGGCGAAAAAAATAGTGCTACAATTGTAGATGTCAGGCTTCTCGCAGAATATCTTGCCATCAAGAATATTGATGCTGAAGTCATTATGTAATGGTTGTGTGTTATCCATAAACACAAAAACAATTTACAAGGAGAAAAATGTTAATAATTAAGGGCGGTCAAACAATGCCGCAAAATGAGGTCATCCCCTCCCCGTCTTTTGGGATCAACTATGTTCTAGGAGGAGGGTTTTGGACAGGCAGATTTAGTCTGCTTTGGGGGAACTACAGTAGTGGTAAAACTACCTTCCTACTGCACACATTAGCCAATGCCCAGGAGATGGGTTATACCCCTGTGATTGTGGACTCAGAGGGCTCGTATACCGATCAGTGGGGAGAGAAGTGCGGTCTAGATTTAGATAAACGCATTTGGATGAAGTCCAACATCGTTGAGGCTATTTTAAAAGAGTTAAAGCCTATGATGCAGTCTAATATCAAGTATGCTATTTTGTTAGACAGCGTAAACGCAGTACAGTCAGAGAATTATTTTGATGACAAGGGAGGCATGGCTTCGGGGGCCAGGTCAAGGAGTAAACTTCTTAATACTATCTCTGAGTACCTGCACCCAGAGAAAAATATTGTGCTGGCAGTAGCGCAGCAGACCCTTGATCTTTCTGGCAACTATCCCAGGATATCGGCTAAGTTAGGAAATGCTGAAGACCATTTATGTACTAATATTATTAGGCTGTTCGGGTCTTCTGCCAAAGACAAGTTAGAGCGGGTAAAAGAGAACTCTATGATTGTCAATAAAGAGGTTACATGGACTATGCAGAAATGCAAGCAGGCCCCAGTGGAAGGTATTGAGGGGCACTACTGGTTCAGCCCTCAAAATGCTTATATTGATAATGCTTATGAGATTCTTGATATCGCTGTTCTCAATGATGTAGTCAATGCCTCTGGAGCGTGGTTTAAGTATGGGGACGACAAGTTCCACGGCTTCGCTGCGCTACGTAAGGCCATTGAGGAGCGCCCTGAGATGCTAGAGAGCATTCGTAATGAGGTAATGTCGTTGAGCAACATTCAGTTAGACGAAAGAAATTCGGATGACTGATTATAATAAGTTAGAGAAAAAAGAGGCAAAGCGTGATGGCGTTACTGCTGTTAGAAATTCTGGCAGAGGTAAAATGAAGGGTGACGCTAGATCGGAGAGATTTTTGATTGATTATAAGTTCAATGCGTTATCTTTTACTTTGTCTTTAAAAAATTGGATTAAGCTAACTAAAGATGCATGGATGGGTGGACAGAAAATGCCATTGATATGCGTAAAGTTTCATGACGGTACCAAAGTAGCAATAATCCCTTGGGATTTGATGGAGGAGATTGGTTTAGATGCAAGAGATTGATGCAGTCATCACTATTGATGCTATTAAAGATGCTATGGGCGAGGAGGCAGAAGAGTTTCTGCTAGCAATGTCTATTGTCAACATGATCATCGATAGCCCAGATAGTTTCTCTGGGAAGAGAGCCGCTACAGAGGCAGCAAGGCTTTCTGCTTTACGAACGGTGATGGGGATTAAGGCTCAGTATTATAAAACTGCTGACCGCTCCATTAAGAACACGAAGCGGAAAAATGTCTTGATGACGATGTATCAGGCGCTTGAAGAGAATATTAATACACTAAAATTGTTAAGCAAGATGGGATCTGAATTTCTATGAAAAAATTGGCTAGCGCTATAAACGGGGAATATCAAGACACTAGAGCTGAGAAGGTGGACCTTTCTCAGATTAATGACCTAGTGCTAGCCATCGATCAGTACCTTGACAGCGAAATTAAGCCGGTGTTTAAAAAGTCTACCGGATTCTCCCCCAGCGAGAAAAATACTTGTCATAGGTTTTGGTGGTATAAGTTTCATGGTGTAGAGTTCCCCGTGACCCATGATGCGAGGGTGCAGAGAATTTTTGATGTAGGTCATGCTGTGCATTCTAGGATAGTGTCATATTTCGACAGCATGGGGGTATTGCTAGAGGTAGAGCACCCGGTGCCTCAGAAAGATGGCTGTCCCCCCATTTCTGGCTTTATTGACGCTATCATCGACTGGGATGGCCCTGTAGTTGTAGAAATTAAAAGTATTAGCCATGAAGGCTTTATGCTCAGGAATACCTATAGTAAGCCATCTACAGACCACTACAGGCAGATTCAGTGGTATATGCATTATACAGACATTCACCGTGGTATCGTTATTTATGAGTGCAAAAACACACAGAGGATGATGGCTTTCAAGGTTAAGTATGATGAAGACTTCTGCAGTAAATTAATCAAGCAATATGGTAAAATATATAAGAAGGCTATTGAGGAAACAATCCCCGAAAGACCTTCTGCCTATAATTCCGATAGATGCCAGGGATGTAGATTACTGACCGTTTGTTGGGATGGAGAAGAGCTATGATTGATGCAGAAAGCCTGTGCTTTAGAGGGTTGTTTTAATACATTCATACCGAAAACCAAAAACTCTCTATATTGCGACAAAGAATGTCAGAAAAAAGCGGCGCTCAAAAGATATCATGATGCCAAACTAAGGCTGGTAACCAAAAGACAATGCGCTATAGATGATTGTACCACTGTTTTATCTATCTACAATAAAGAAGATATCTGCGAAGCGCATAAGGTAGAAAGATATATTCAGAGGCTAGTGGACTGGGGATGGGACGAAGAAAGTCTCAGAAAAGAAATATCGTGAAAAAACTAGTCAATGCGTTCAATAATAAAACTATTATAGCCATAGATCCAGCGACACATTCGCTGGCTTTTTCTGTCTTCGTACACAAAGATGGGTCTAATTATCTAAAAGCGTGTGGCAAGATTAATATGAAAAATTGCACCGTAACAGAGCGATTTATAATTATTAATGCATTTGTGCCACTTGTTATAGATAATTTTGCTCCTAATATTTTGGTAATTGAGCAACCAATATACATACAGAACTTTCAAACTTCACGATTATTGTCTTACGTAGTTGGTCATACTTGGGGGAGATTTACGCAAGAAAATATTGAAGTTATGGATATTGGCCCTATGCAATGGAAAGCAGGTATAGGGTATAAGAAAGTTTCTGCAGAAGAAAAAAGAGTTTGGGCGCTCACCATGAGTCCGACAGAACTAAAGAAGAAAGTAGATTTTGAGCGTAAAAATCGTGTAAGGTTTATCCTGCAAGAT